TTAGAAAAGCTGGCACTGTAGTAGGTGGCATTAGTACATGGAACGATCATATAGGTCTTTTCCAAGGGGGTACTCGACTTGAGATAGACGATGGTAATGATTGTATTTTCTTTACCAACAATTCTGTTGGTGGAGCCAGAGACAATACAACGAGTATCGGGAAATCCAATGCACGTATTAAAGACCTCCACCTGTCTGGCTCTATTGAAATAGAAAACGGCACAGGCAATGTCGGCGTTGGTAAACAGGCGTTAAACTCTAATACTGGCACGCAAAACACTGCGGTGGGCAAAGACGCATTAAATCGAAATACAACTTCATCTTACAACACAGCCGTGGGGCTTAATGCAGGATATTACGCCACGGGTGAAAAGAACACATTCATTGGTCACGATGCTGGTTCAGCGTCTAGTTTTACTGGTAGTGGCAACACCATCATCGGGCGTTACAACGGCAACCAAGGCGGCCTAACCATCACTTCCTCAAGCAACAACATCGTGCTGTCGGATGGGGATGGTAATCCTAGGGTTCGTGTCACGCCAGCAGGAGGGGTTCAAGTTGGAGTAGCCACCGCAATAGCATCGGGTGATGCCGCTGAATGGAATATGATGAACGGCTCTTCTGGGGTTTTTCATAGGTTCCTGTGGGCTAATACTACAGTCGGCTCCATTACTATAAACGGCTCTGCTGTGTCATACAACACTTCCTCGGATTACCGACTAAAAGAAAACGTAGTTGATCTGACAGGCGCAACAAGTCGTTTGAAGCAAATTCCAGTTCATCGGTTTAATTTTATTTCCCACCCAGAAAGTACTGTTGATGGCTTCTTAGCACACGAAGTGCAAGCTATCGTGCCAGAAGCAATCACAGGTACACACAACGAGGTAGATGAAGATAGTAACCCTGTCTACCAAGGCATTGACCAAAGCAAGTTAGTGCCACTCTTGGTCGCTACAATCAAAGAACTAGAGGCACGGATCACTGCCCTAGAAAACGCATAATCAGAAAAGGATAAAGCTATGGCTATTACTTACACTTGGTCAATCTCCAACATGGAGCATGAAATATCAGACGGTGCTGTAATCATTGCACACTGGTATTGCTTAGGCACTGACGCAGATGGAAACTCTGCACGTTCTTATGGAACAACATCATACACACCAGACCCATCAGCCGCAGGGTTTATCCCTTATGCTGATTTGACTGAAGAAATAGTCTTGGGCTGGGTACACGGATCGGTGGACAAGGATGCCACTGAAGCTGCCATAGCGTCAAAAATCGACGCAATGGTAAATCCAACGACTGCTGACGGAGTTCCGTGGGCAGCATAACCTGAAAGGAGATCAACGTGACTGAAGACAAAAAGGTCATTACGATTGACGATGTAGAATACACTGAAGATCAACTGAGCGACACTGCAAAGATGTGCATAAATCACATCAATTCGCTAGACCAGAAGATCGGATCTGCGCAGTTTAACTTGGTGCAGCTTCAGATGGGCAGGCAGGGCTTCATGGCCGAGCTGAAAGCTGCCCTTGAGCCTGACGCGGAATAGCCGCGCAGCATAACGAAAACGCTAGGGGCAGCAAAACGCTGCCCTTTTGCGCATTAAATGGTCATGTGTTACACTGCGGCAAGCGCGCAACACCAACGAGGCAACGATGGCTCTGATTAGATTAGACGTACCCGCTGGGGTTTACCGCAACGGCACCGACTTGCAGAGCATGGGCCGCTGGCGCGATGCCAGCCTGATCCGTTGGATCGACGGCACGATGCAGCCGGTCAAAGGTTGGCGCACAAGATCCAACACCGCCACAAATGCCACGCCGCGCGGAATGCTTACTTGGTCAGACAATACCAACGCCAGATGGATTGCCACCGGCACATATAACAAGCTCTACGCCTACAATAGCTCCGGCGTGCAATACGACATCACGCCAGCTGGCCTGACAGCTGGACGCGAAGACGCCATAGCGTTTACCGGCTTCGGCGGCGGCTTGTTTGGCAGCTACGCATACGGCGTTGCGCGGCCAGACACTGTACGCATCCAGCCAGCTACCGCGTGGAACTTGCAGGCGTGGGGGCAATATCTGCTAGCCAACAACGAAGACGACGGCAAGGTTTACGAGTGGCAGCTAAACACCGGCGCGGTCGCCGCGCAAGTCGCCAACGCGCCTGTCGATAATAAGAGCATCGTCGTCACGGCTGAGCGCTTCCTATTCTGCCTTGGCGCTGGCGGCAATCCGCGCCTTGTGCAGTGGTCTGACCGAGAAGACAATACGACGTGGACGCCTGCCGCGACAAACGAGGCTGGCGACCTTGAGCTGCAAACCGAAGGCGAGATTATGGCGGGCGTTTCCGTGCGCGGCCAGACGCTTATTCTGACGACGCGTGACGCGCATGTCGCCAACTACATTGGCCCGCCATACGTCTACGGCATCGAGCGCGTCGGGTCTTCCTGCGGGTTGGCTGCAAAGCTTGCATACGCCAACGTGGACGTCGGCTGCTTCTGGATGGGCGTGCATGCGTTCTACGCCTACACAGGCGGCGGCGTGCAGGAGATCCAGAGCGACGTGTCCGACTACGTGTTTAACGACATCAACCGCGCGCAGATCAGCAAGGCGTTTGCCATGTCAAACGGCCAATACGGGGAAGTGTGGTGGTTCTATCCGTCCAGCGCGTCCACGGAAAACGACCGCTATGTGGCATATAACTACGTCGAAAATACGTGGTCAATCGGTACGCTATCCCGTACGGCGGGAACAGACGCAGGCACGTTCCGTCAGCCGATGATGGCCGACCCGTCTGACAATAAGATATACGAGCATGAGATCGGGTTTGAGTATGGCGGCCTGACGCCGTTTGCGGAAACTGGCCCCATCATGCTTGGCTCTGGCGATAACGTTGTCAGCGTGACGGAGATGATCCCCGACGAGAAAACGCAAGGCGATGTCAGTGCCACGTTTAAGACGCGTTTCTATCCCAACGGCACCGAGCGATCATACGGGCCGTTTAGCATGTCAAACCCCACCAGCATGCGCTTCACGGGCCGTCAGGTGCGCATGCGCGTTGACGGCGCACGGCTTGCCGACTGGCGGGTTGGCATAAACCGGCTTGACGCTGTTGCGGGTGGCCGTAGATGACGCAGCAGTACCGCGCACCAGAGCCGCAGGGCGATGACTGGAAGTCATGGGCGCGGCGCATGATGCTCTATCTTGGCCAGACGCGATCACCGCTTGTGCAGCAGACGGGCGACGAGAGCGCGGCAGAAGATGGCGTGCTGATGTGGGATCGCATAAACTTGTATCCTGTTGTCAGCAAAAACGGCGAGTGGCGGCAAGTTGTGCTGGAAGACGGCCACGCAGATTTCATGCTGACGTCAGACGTCACGCCTGTTGCCGCCAACACGGCGTACAAGCTCACATATGACGCGCCCAGCGGCAATGACGGCATCACGCAAGGCACGCCAGCGTCGCGCATTGTGTTCGAGGAGGCGGGCCAATATGTTGTATCGTTCTCGGCGCAAATATCATCAACGTCAGCCAGCACTGTTCACTTCTATTTCTGGCCAAGCGTCAACGGCACCAACGTGGCAAACAGCGGCATGACCACTGCGCTGCACCAGAACAACGCCACGCTGGTCACGTCGCGCACGCAGATATTCACGCTTGCGGCGAATGACTACTTGGAAGTGAATTACATGATCGACAGCACAAGTGGCTTTCTCAATTACACCGCAGCGTCTTCGCCGGTGCCAGCAATACCAGCGTCAACTTTAGCAATTACGAGGCTTCATGGATAAAGAGCTTGAGAGATGCCGCGACTGGATTGAGGCTGCTTTGGAGTATTCCGGCGGCACGCATGACTTCATCGACGTGGCCGAAGGTATATACAAGGGAACGATGCAGCTCTGGCCCACGCCGAGGGGGTGCATAGTGACCGAAATAGTGGTATATCCGAGAAAGAAAGTTTTAAACGTGTTTCTTGGCGGCGGCGAGTTGGATCAGATTTTAGAAATGCATGAAGATGTGATAGCATGGGCAAAAGCGCAAGGATGCTCTGCATTGACCATGACGGGCCGGTTTGGCTGGAAGAAACCACTGAAGGCGCATGGCTGGACGCCACTGCACGCCTCATATGTGAAGGAGTTTGAATAATGTCAGGCGGCAAGGGCGGGTCAACAACGTCATCAGTTACGATCCCAGAATACATTGAAGAGGCTGCGCGCCGTAACTTGGCAAAGGCCGAAGGCATCAGCCAGATTGGATACGTTCCATATTACGGGCCAGATGTTGCCGCGTTTACGCCGTTCCAGCAGGCGGGCTTCCAGCAGACCGCTGACGTTGCATCCGCGTTTGGCTTGGGGCCGCAGATGTCTAAGGCAGACGTCATGGGCGGCATGGCCCCGCCAGCGCAATATGCGGGCGGCGTGTCTGGCTACAGCGCCGCGCCAATGTACGAGCAATCTGTTGCCGAGCTTGCGGCGAGACGACCGGCGCAGAAAGAGTTTATCGACAGCTTCTTCATTGATCCCGTGACCGGCCAAGTCGGATCACGCGTCCAGCAGCCTGTTGACTATGGCCAATATATGACAGGTGCGCAGGAGCGTGAGCGTGATCGGCAAAACCAGCTGGCCGTCGCAAGAGCAGAATCCGGCGAATATTCCGGCCCGATGACGATGAACCCCAACGCATCGCCGTCAGACAGAGATAACGCCATGCAGTTTCACGCGACCCGCATGGGCCGTGGATCTGACAACTGGCAGACCGCTGACGAAATTATGTTCCAGCAGGGCAAGATTAACGCGGCTGGCTTCCCGATTGACGCGCAGGGCAATGTCATAGTCGGCACCCCCGAAAGCGTTGCGGGGAATATTGGAGACTTCTTGGCGGGAGGCGGCTTTATCGGTGCCGCTGGCGAGGCGCTTGGCATTTTGCCGTCAACAGGTGAAAAGATCATGTCTGCGGCGGGCATGTCTCCCGTAAGCATAGACGATCCGATGTTTGCGGGCGGTGCTGCTGGGTTTAACGACCCAGACGGCCCAAGCGCCGCGCAAATAGAGGCTGAAGCAAACATGGGCCTTGACCCGTTTGGCGGCGCTGGGAGGCCGATTGCCATCAGCGCCCCTGCCTCACCGCCGCCGATTTCGGTTGCCCCAAGCCCAGCGCAAATAGAGGCCGAGGCAAACATGGGCCTTGATCCGTTTGGTGGCGCTGGGAGGCCGATTGTCGGCGTTGATACCGCCCCTATCGTTGGCACAGCGCCGTCTGGCTCAAACATATATGCTCTGACGCCATCAGGCGATGGCTCATACACATTCAAGGGCGGCAAGGATGTGGAGGGCGGCTCGGCAGGCGGCGGCGGTGTGGAGAAGATCCTATGCTGCGCATATTACAATCTTGGCTACCTGCCGCGCGAAATCTGGCGCTTGGATCAGCGTTACGGTGTGTGGCTGCACCGCAATGATCCTGAGCTTATGGAAGGATACCACGCGTGGGCTGCTCCGTTGGCTGAGTATATACAGAAGGATACACGCGGGGCCAAAGTTGCTCGCGCAGTTATGTGGCCCATTGTTAAGGCGTGGGCGGCAGAGATGGCGCACAAGCAGCGCCCAGAGAAGTACAAGCCGAATGTGGTCGGCAAGATGATTATGGCGATTGGCGAGCCGTTTAGCCGCGTGTGCGGCATGCTCAAGCCCCGCGCAATACGAGGAGAAGCATAATGGCTGGACAAGGTGCAAAGGGCGGCGGTCAGGTCGCAATGCCAGCAGCGCAGGCGATGGGCGGCCCGCCGATGCCAAGCGCCGGAATGCGTGGCAGTTCAATTAGCAACGTGCCAGCGATACCGGTGATGCCAGCGATGCCAGCGAAGGGCGGCATATTCGGCCAGCAGCCACGCCCCATGCCGCAGCCAAGCCAAGCGCAATACGCGCCGCTCGCGCCGCAGGGCCAGTTTAACGTAAATCAGGCAGCGGCTGGCGCATTGCAGCAGGCAATGGGCGCGACGCAGCAGGGTCTGGGCTTCACGCCTATGGGCATACGCCCGACCGCCTACCGGCCATCGCAGATCGCAGGCACAAGCCTCGCGCCATACACCAACCCGTATGAAAGCCAAGTCGTGCAGCAGACGATGCGTGACATTGGCACCGCGCAGGAGCAGGCGCTAAATCTGCAAGGCGCGCAGGCGCAGCGTGCAGGCGCGTTCGGCGGCTCACGCCAAGGCATTGCCGAGGCAGAGACGCGGCTTGGCTACGGGCAGCAGGCGCTAGACGCCGCGTCAAGGCTGCGCCAGCAGGGCTACCAGACTGCACTTGGCCTCGCCGGTCAGGATGTCGGCGCTCAGACGGCGGCGTCGCAATTCGCGGCGCAGCAGCAGGCATCAGCTCAGGCGCAAAACTTGGCAGCGCAGCAGGCTGCAATGGGAACGCGTTTGGGTGCAGCTCAGCAGCTTGCGGGGCTTGGCCAGCAGGCATTCGGCACAGGGCAGGCGATCCAGCAGCAGCAGATGCAGCAGGGTCTACTGCAGCAGATGTTGCAGCAGTCGCTCATCGATGCGGCCAAGGCGCAATATGCTGGCTACACCGGCGCACCGCAGGCCGCGCTCGCAGCGCCATTGGCGGCGCTTGGGGCTACGCCAGATCAGTCAACGACAACGCAGTCAATGCAGCCGGGCCTGTTCAACTATCTGCAGCTTGGCGCAAGCATGTTTAAGCCTAAATCGTTGCCGTTCTGATGACACCAGAAGAGTTCTTCAAGGCCATGATGCCATACGCTCGCAGGGTAAGCGAGCGCACGGGTTTAGATCCGCGTCTGGTTTTGGCGCAGTCTGCATTAGAAACTGGCTATGGAAAATCTGCGCCAAATTCCAATTACTTTGGCATAAAAGGAGCGGGGCAAGTCTTCCCGTCTGAAGAGTTTTTTGACGGGAAGATGGTTGTGGAGCCGTCAGAGTTTAGGGCTTACGAGAACCCTCAGCAAAGCTTTGACGACTACGCCAGCTTCATCACTGGCAATAAAAGATATGAGCCGGTGCTGAAGGCCAAAACGCTAAGCGGTCAAATAGCTGCGATGGGCGCGTCGGGGTACGCGACTGATCCAAATTATGGCGCAAAGCTGTCATCAATAGCCAACATGATTGGTGAGGATATTTTGCCGAAAGGAAAAGACATGGCAACTCCATTCGATAGGGCGCGCGAAGAAGAGCTGCGCATGCAGATGCTGGCCAGCGGAACGGCCCCACAAGCAGCGCCACGCGCGCCACTGTCAGCGCTACGGCAGGATCGCCCGCAGGCAGCGGCAGCACCGCAGCAGCGCAGAAGCGGCTTCGGCGGCATCATGGATTACCTTGGAACGCCAAGCCCGACAACCGGCCTAAGCAGAGCGGAGCAATTTGCTGCGGCGCTCGATCCGCTTATCCTGCCCGAGCTGCGGGCTGGCGAGGCGATCAGGGCGCGCGGCACGCAGCGGCAGGCAGAAACCCGTAAGAACAAAACCGTCGAGTATCTGCGCAGGATGGGGTACGACGATTATGCTGACGCCGTGGAGAACGGGTCAATCGGCGCAAAGGATATTATGAATGCGCTGGTCAGTAAGTCGCTGGAGACGCCCACTAAAGTTTCTGCTGCTGAAGATAAAATCAGAAGGCTGATGGAGACTGGCCTTAATCGAGCAACTGCCATAGCAATAGCGGATGGGAGATTGACCACTAGCCAAGACCCGATAACAGGCCAAGTGCAGCTAATAGATAAAGGAACAGGCAAGGTCATCGCCCCAAGCGTGCCTCAATCGGTTGCCGCAGAGGCGGAGGCTGTTGACGTCGCCCCCGCAGGTCAGTTTGAGGGGCTTGATCCATCTGAGGCACTTGGGCTTGGTGGTTGGACTAAAAATGTAATCAATGTGGTCGGTGACGCGATTGGTGCTGGTCAAGCGTATAAAGAAGCTGGCGCAGTGTCATCAGCGCTTGAAAACTTGCAAGGCAGAACAATTTTACTGGCCGGTTTAGATGTTGCAGGAAAACCATCAAACTTTACAAGAGAAGAGATAAGGGACAGGTTTACCATTTCAGCCAATGAGCTGACAACTGGCTCAGATCGTGCTTACCAAAAGTCTCAGGAAATGGTTAGACTTCTTGAGGAAACTTACGCTGTCTATCAGAGAAATGCTCAAGGTGGCGGCGGGGCGTCAGTCCAGCAGCAAAAAGCCGCTATGGAGGCTTTGCCCTCCCTTAAAGCACTTCTGCGGGATTACAAGTCACTGCAAAATGCCTTTGCCGCAAAGATAAACCCAGCCTCAAGCCCCGCAGTTGATCCTGTTGAAATTGATTTGATGAATTCACTATTGCAGCAAGATGGGCTTGGATAATGGCAGACTTAACATTTGAAAATGCCTTGAAGGCCATGAGGATCGCGCATGACAAAGGCGACATGGAGTCGGCAAGGAAAATGGCCCGACTTGCTAAAACATTGCAAGCCGAGGCAGAGGTGCAGGCGTCTGTCGAAGAGGGTGATGGTTTTACCGCACAGATGAATAAATCCATTGCCGAAGGTGTTGGTGGATTAGTTGACTTTATAAACCCATTTGACGAATACACAGGCTCCGCGACAACTGGTTTAAAGAACTTAATGGCTGCGGGCGGGGTTAGAGTTGCTGAAGGCGAGGCAGAAGGTTTTGTGGAAAACCTTGGGGCGGGGATTGGATCTGCCGCTGCTGCCGCTGTTCCTGTGGCTAAAGGTGTGCAGGCTTTGCAGGCCGCGCCAAGCCTTATTGGGCAGGTAGCCAGAACAGTATCTCCGCAGCTTGCAACAACTAGCGGGTTTGCAGCGGAGCTTGCTGCTGGTGGCGCTGCTGCTACTGCTGCAGAAGAAGCAGAGCGTAGGGGATACGGCGAGACAGTTCAGCAAATCGCTGGCCTTGCGGGTGGCTTGACCCCCGCAGCAGTTGGCCCAGCATTAAGAACCGCCGGACGTGGCGCAGCGGCTGTTGCTAGTGCCACGCCTTTGCTTGGAACTGGAGTAAAAGCCACTGCCGGTGCTGTTGCGCCGTTTACGCAAGCAGGCGCTAGACGTTTGGCTGGGGAGCGTGTTCGTGAGCTTGCTGGCGGCAGGGAAAGAGCCATAGAAGTCGCTGGAAGAATTAGATCAGGCGATACTGAGCTTGGCTTGACGCCTGCCGAGCAAACAAACGAAGCAAGGCTTATTGAGTTGCAGCGCGCAGCAATGCAGCAAGACCCAAAAGTTGCAGAGGCAATATCACAGCGCCAGTTTGAAGCCGAAACAACCGCAAGAGAAGGTCTTGAGTTTGGAGGCAGGGTCGAAGACGCGCAGGCATTTGTAGCCCAACGCCAAGCTGAGTTTTCAGACACACTTGACAACTATATCGCTGCCGCGAGAGCATCAGCGCAAAAGAAAATACCAGCCTCAGAAACTGACTCAATTAAGGCCAGCAATATTGTTGCCGATCAGCTTCGCAGAGCTGAAAAGGTTGCCAAAGCAAATCAGAAAATGCTTTGGGATAAGATACCTGATGAAGTTGAGATGGATGTGTCTGGCATAAGATCAACCATTCAGTCCTTGTCTGAGGGGGCAACCCGAATAGGCCGCAAAAATATTCCGGCAGAAGCAAGTTTATTTTTAAAAGCTACTGCCGCTCAAGGCACTGACAGGGTAAAAGAAGTAAATTCTTTATACACAGCTATGCGTGACACTGCGAGAAATGCAGTGTCTGGCGACAAAGTGAATAGGGATCAAGCCAGAATAGCCAACCAGATCGCTGACTCTATCCTTGCAAGCCTAGATGACATTCGGCCAGATACCGACGTGAACAGAGCAATCGTTGAGGCCCGCACATTTAGCCGCCAGATGCACGACAAGTTTTCTAAGGGAACAACTGGTAAGCTTTTAAAAAGAACCGTGCGGGGCGAAGAAGCAACGCCAAGAGAGCTTACGCTACAAAGCACTATTGGGGCCGGTGGGGATAAAGGCTTCTTAGCGCAGCAGGATATTCTTGCCGCCGTCAGAAGCGCGCCAGACACGGGCGAAGCGACAAACGCTACTGCAAATTACTTGCGCAACATTTTTAATGAAAAAGTGTTTACTGGCGATCAATTCTCAAGATCAGCAGCAGAAAACTTTTTAACGACGAATAAGCGCTTATTAGACGAGTTCCCCAACGTAAGGTCTGAGATTGAGCAATCAATATCCAGCCAACAACGGGTTAGAGACGTTACAGATCGCGGCGCTGAATTGTCAAAATCTATAAAAGAAAGCACATCTGCTAAGTTTGCTGCATCAAATCCAGAAAGGGCAATAGACGCGGTTATATCTGCGCCAAACCCAACCAAAGCGATGGCTAATCTAATTGCGTCTGCAAAGAAAGATAAAACAGGCGCAGCGCTAGATGGTGTGAAACGAGCAATATCTAAGGCATTAATATCAAGGTCAACGAGGGTGCTTGAGGTCGCGGGCGAGGCTGGCGCTACGTCAGAGCTTCGCGGAACTAGACTGTCCGAGGCATTGAGCGACGAGGTGTTAGGCGGCATTGCCCAGCAAGCGCTGTCTAAGGGCGAAATGTCTAGGTTGCGTATAATTTCAAAAGAGCTTGAAAAGCTAGACAAAGCTAGGGTTCTATCATCCACCGGCAACACAATGGCGATGTTTAAGCCAAATGTTATTTCTTCTGTCGCCGGACGTATCCTTGCGGCGAGATATGGCGCTCAATTAGGTGGCGGCCTTGGCGGTAGCTTGCAATCAGCACAAATTGCGTCTGGCCGAGTTCAGCAGTTTTTAGAAAGCATTACGAATGCAAAGGCGCAAAGGCTGCTAATTGATGCCGTGCAAGACCCTGATATAATGAAGGATCTTTTGCTGGATGTAAGTAATCCTAAAAACTTTGCCAGAATAGAAAAGACAATGGCACCTTATATCGTTGGCGCAATAGCTGGAACTGAGGAACAATAACATGCAACCACAACCAAAAGATCGCCGCGAGATAGAAAGCATTGTTCAGAATGCGATCAGCGAGGCCGTTGATTTCGTTGAAAGCGAGATCAGCGAAGACCGCATCAAGGCGCAGCGCTACTACGACGGCGAGGTTGATATTGGCCACGAAGACGGGCGCAGCAAGGTTGTGTCAACGAAGGTGCGCGACACGATCCGCTCTGTGAAGCCAAGCCTGATGCGGATCTTCATGTCCACCGCGAGGCCGGTAGAGTTTATCCCGAAGGGGCCAGAAGACGTTGCATTGGCCGAGCAGGCCACCAGCTACATCCAGCACGAGTTTACGCGCTTGAACGGCTACCGCGTTCTAAACGACGCCTTCCAAGACGCCATGGTGAAGAAGCAGGGCATTGTGAAAGCGTATTGGCACGATTATCCCGTTGCGGAAATCTACACCTACACCGACCTGTCTGATGACGAATACACGTTTCTGATCCAAGAAGATAACGTTGACGTGATCGAGCATACGATGGAAATGTCCATCGAGGTTGACGAGATGGGCATGCAGATCGAGCTTCCTGTCCATTCGGTCAAGATTAGCCGCACTGAGATGAAGGGCGAGATGCGTATAGAAAGCATCCCGCCGGAAGAGTTTTTCGTAAACCGCGACTGCCGTTCATTTGATGACGCATATGTCGTGGCGCACCGCACAGACATGCGCGTCGGCGATCTGGTAGAGATGGGCTTCGATTTCGAGGTCATATCTA